CAACACCTGTGCCAGCAAGAATTACTGACAATGATTTACGAGATAACCCACCCTTCGTGATCTTATTCAGTAACTCAAGATCAAAAGGTATCTTATCTTCTTTTGTATGATAGAACTTATACCGATCTTCTAACAATTCGAAGAAGTCGTGACCAATATTTTGGTCAAATGATACGCCCAACGCTTTACTGAGCAAATCTGGAATAGACCCCTTGTCTAGCGTTTTGTGTTGCCCATCAAGGACAAGAATAGACTCGCGAACGGCATTATAAACTGCTTTGTCTTGACAAAACTTTTCTGTCTTATCGATCAGCCAATCAATATCAGTTTTATGATCATATGATATAGAATCGATCAGTTCACAAATACCTTTGAATTGATCTTCAGATAGATTGGTTTTGTCTTGCAAATCTATAACTAACGATTCTTTTGTAGGAGCGCCGTTGTAACTCTGAACATAAGACATTATTGCCTTATAGAGAGTCTTCTCAGCGAAGTCATCGAAATAATCTTCGCTGAGAAACGGTGCCACCCTACGCATATACTCTTCACTTTCGAGTAATGCTGCTAGGATAGTTGTCTGAATCATTCAATTTCCTCAACATCAGGTTCAGGTTCATCGTCCACGAGTGTGCGCGTGGCAACTTGATAAGTATCTCTAATATACTCCTGAAACTTATCACTAGTCAATATAGGTAGCCAAAAATCTTTTGTATCCGTATCTTTTGCGCGATACTTTTGCTCTTCAACTTCACCTGTTTCTAAGTCTACCTTAGAATACCAGCCATTACTAGGCTTTACGACGAATCCAGCTTCTAATGCGATATCAAGCAATCCTGACCACTTATTGATTCCTGAAGAGAATCTTACATTGAAGGGAAACTTTGACTTCTCACGGACGAATCTAGACTTTTCAATATTAATCGTGAAGTTATATCCTTTCAGATCTTTGCCATCTTTATCTTGAGCCTTTGAGATAATGAATACTTGATTAGCAGAGTACATGCCGCCAGTACCGCCGCTCATAATCTGCTTAGAGTATAATTCCATCGTCTCATACGTGTGGTTGATGGCTACACAAGGGATATCTTTTGTAGTCAAATGTGGAGTAACGATTCTCCAAATAGACTTCATTACTTTAGCACGAGACATATCAGCCACTGACTTACCGTCGAGGGCATCTTCAACTTCTTTCTTAGAAGCAAGGTTACCAACTGAGTCGACAAAGATGATGACCTTATCGCCTCGCTCAATATCTTCTAGTCGCTTTGAAATATCAAACTTGAGTTGCTCAAGGTGTTCGATAGGAATGTGTAGAACACGATCAGTATCGATGCCATTCGATTCGATATACTCTGGCGTGATACCAAACTCAGAATCATAGAATAGGCAAACCGCATCATCGTACTTTTTCATATAGGCTTTTACGAGCATAAGCCCGAGTAAAGACTTGAAACTGCGAGAAGGTCCGGCTAGAAAAGTAAGCCCTGGAGAAAGACCACGATCAATAGCGCCAGATAAGGCAATATTGATAATAGGGATTTCCGTAGGAACAGTATCTTTTACGTTGAAAAACGTAGATTTACTTAAGACAGACGTGTGCTTAATAGCCCCAGATTTCTGGAGCTTATCGAGTAGTGTTGACATATTTTCTCCTTGGTATTGATTGTTTTAACGTGGGGAATTATCCCACAAAATTGTCTTCACTCTGAAGACATAATTGATGCCAGCTTATCTTGAAACTCGTCAATTTTATCGTAGCGATTTGGCCAATAAATGTAATCGCGATCAGGATTACTTTTAAGGTTTTCTAGCAAGGGCATTATAGCATCATATAACATTTTGGCTCGATTGTCAACTGTTTCTAGCTGATTAGCCAAACGTTCAGTTTGTTGTTGAATGACACGAACCGCTTCAAGTTCGTCCTCGTCGACAGCAGTAAATCCGAAGTCGTTGAAATCAAATTCGCTCATGAGAAAAATCCTTCTAGTGTGTTGGTCTTGTCTAGGTTCCAGTTGATCGCATCTGAGACCAACTTGAGTGGTTCTTTAAATGTCTTATCAAACTGAGTTTCGTAATCTATATAGTTCTCCAGTTCAAACTCTTTTGGTAAAAACTGAGGAAACGAGATGACGTTCTCTCGTGTTGGGTTGGGCATCTTTAGATAACAGAACTTGACTTTACTGCCATTCTTGACGTCTTCAACAGTCAGTTTATGCTTTCGCGATAATTTGTTGAAGATTAGCGCACCGCGAACATGGATCGGGCACCCCTTCTTGTATAAGTCTTTGCTATCATACCACTTTTCTATATCGCTCACGCCACGAGGAAACGATACCTCTTCAGCAGGCAACGACTTGAACTCTTCATAGAAGTCTGATACGAACTTTTGTAACTCTGCTTCTGTAGAACTCAGAATGATTCGGTACGCTTTAACAAACTTGTCCCTGACGATCTGTGGCGTCGAAGACTTGACTGCTTCAATGCCCATCACNTTCAGTTTAGGCTCAGCATATTGAACGCCTTCATTGTTGTGAACATTGAGTATATATCGCTTCTTCGCTGTCCAAACACCACGGTCAGCAATCGCTTCACGAGCCATCACCATTCTGCCCTCGTAGGCGTTCATATGGGCGAATAGTTTGTCATACGCTTTCTGTAGAGCAGGAACAAACTTCTTTTCACACGCTTCGTCGATAAACTTGACGGGATCTTTTGGATTAACCTTCTTCACGAGAGGAGCCATATCAACGTAGAGAGAGTCGGTATCAATGGCAATGACGTAATCTGCGCTATCATCAAGTATCTTGCTTAGATAGTCGTTGATAGCTTTCTCTGCCCATCGAATAGATAGCTGACCAGATAGAGTGATGCCTTCAGCCATACGCATATCAAAGTATCTAAAGTGCTGATTACCCAAAGCACCATAGAGACTGTTTAGCATAATCTTTACAGCCATTTGCTGATTATCTAACTGCGTGATTTGAGTGTTTAGCTCTTTAGATCCATGCTTTTCATACTCCTGTTTCTTGTTGAGCATTTCTTTTTTGATCGCTCTACGCTCATCGTAGAGACCAATGATAATCTCAGGTAGAACACCACGCTTCTCTTTACGATACATAGAACCGTTGGCAGCGACAGCATAGTCTCCGTCTGGGGTCGCGGGATTTTCTAGATAATAGTCAACGCCAGTTTGTATCATATACGGCATTAATGTCTCAGGAGACATATTATATTGCACAATTAAGTTAGGGTACAGACTATTCAAGTCGAAAGAAGTAATCCACTCGCTCATACCGACACGAGGTTCTTTCACATAACCACCAGGATACGGTTTCTTATCTTTTCGATCATTTGGTGGGATCACGATATTCTGAAAGTGTAAGAATCGATAGATGATACTATCCCAGATACCCGTAGTACCAAATGCATCGTTATAGTTGACGCCACCCTTGTATGCGATCGTTAGCGCAAGTTGCATCAATCCCGTTTCAACATCGAGTTTGTCGACTAGTAGTATGTCTCGAATGTTATATGAGATAAATTTCTGATAGTCTTCTTTGTACAAGTTATGTAGAGTACCATATTCTTCATATGACAGTTTACGTTCGCCAAGCACTACATACGCCACGTGATCGAGCGAGTACGATGCGAGCGTACCGTATGAATATCCAAACTTCTGAAACAGATCAAAGTAGTCTACCTGTTGTACGCCATAGATTTCATACGCATCAAGGCTTTTCCCTTTGATTCCAATCTGACGATACTTCACAACATTAAACGGAGATATCTGCTTTGAGATGTCTTCGCCTAATACTCGTGTCATTCGATTCACGAGATAAGGAATATCGAACAATCGAATGTTCCAACCAGTAATGATATCAGGGCAGAACTGTCTCCAGTGGTGTAAGAAGTTAAGTAGAAGATCGTTTTCAGAGCCGCACTTACGATAGATCACTTCATAGTCTTCATATCCTTCATCATCAAAGTCGCGCTTCGTCTCATCGTAATCATCTAGACCCCAGACATAAAACGCTTTGGTCTGGTTGTCCATATACGCAATCGAGATAACTGGATACTTCGCTTCATCTGGTTCTGGGAAGCCTTCTTCAGACGCAACCTCAATATCGAAGTTGCCAATGCGGATATACTTGGGATTGAAGTCGATAACTGGATCAAAGTTTTCAGCGATGAACTGTGAAACGTAGTTTGTGTTGCCGAATATCTTGAAGTTTTCTACTTGGTCATACTTCTTGACAAATTCAGAAGCCTCGCCCATGGTATCAAACTTGATTGGCTCGACTGGATCGCCGTACAGTGACTTCCACTTCGTTTCTTGCTTGTTGCTGGGTATGTAGAGCGTAGGAGAGAAAGGAATGCGCTTGATCTCTCGCTTGCCTTCTTTCGTATAGCCTCGATATAAAATCTTGCTACCGTATCTTGTGACACTAGTATAAAACGACAAAATATAACCTCACTGATAAATTTGTATCATTATACTCCATATAGGAGTAAAACACAAGAAAGGGGAGCCAAAGCTCCCCTCTTTTTTTACATCGCAACAGCTGCGATAGTAAGTATCGGTAAACCTAAGCTGAGTAGCACAGTCAATAGTGCCTCACCATAGTCCTTTCTTAGATACTTTATCATTTGCGCGTTCCTCCGTCAGAAACTGTGTGTTACTGTTACCAATGGGAATCTTACGCGGCAGCTTTTCTTCTGGTACGACTACCCTCAAATCGATGACAAGTAGACCGTCAATGAAGTCGGCTCCATCTACAACGACGTGTTCAGAGAGTCTAAAAGTACGCTTGAACTTTTTGGCTGAAATGCCGTTCCAGAGATACTCTTTTTGCGCTTCTTCGTTTGGTCGACCTTCGCAAGAGACAATCAGAATACCTTCTTTAACTTCGATAGACAGGTCTTCTTTTTTGTATCCAGCTAGGGCTAACTCGATAGAGTACTCTGTATCGGTGTACTTGACCACGTTGTGAGGCGGATACGACTTTTCTTTTGTGAAGGTTGATAGCCTTTCGATGTCGTTCCAGATGTGGTCAAAACCAATAAAATCTGAGCGTGGAAAACTAAAAGTTTTAGATACCATAACGGTTCCTCCTAATATTAAGCAAGGTTGTGTTGTGTATGTGACCCTTCTATAGGCGTCACGCTTTTATTTATATCAGAAAATCAGAATAAAAACCGATCTTCGATATTTTTTGGTGCCTGAGTTCTCTGGCACTCTGCTATGTAAGCATTCAGACAATGATCTTCTTCCCAGAAGAACAGAGAGTCAATAAACACGCGTAAATATCGTCCCCATCTGTAGCCCTGTTGCTCCCAACGCCATGCGGCGCTACTGATTGTTTCGTCTGGAAAAGAAGCACCGAGTGTCAGAATACTTAACAGTAGCTGATCAATAGCGATCAGTACATTCGTGATTCGGTGCCCTATTTTCATGGCAAATCTTTACCGTTCATGCGAGCATATTCTTGCTCGAAGTCAATCAACATATGCGCTTTAGTTTTACGTCGATCAAGTTCTACACCAAGATTGCGAGCAGCTTCTTCAATTTCAGCCTTAGTCATACTTTCATTCGGGAAGCCTAAAGTTGGTTCTTCTTCGACTGAATCGTCAGCTTCTTCAATCTTAGCGTGTACTTCGCCTCTCGACCACATGTGCAGCATGTAAATAACAGCTAGCGCGATTACACCAATTACAACCACTGAATATTCTTCCATTTTATATCTCCTTAACGTTTAGCGTTTTTTACCGATGCTATACTTAGCAATCAGTTCCCACTCATGCTTCTCTTTATGAGGAAGAATTTTGATTTGAGACATGCTAGCTCTAGGCTCCGCAATGCTGTCTTTATTGACAACCTCAATCAAGTTCCACTCGTTTAAAAGATTAGCAATCGTATTTCTTCGTGCGCGATCATCGTCAGAAAAGTCATTATCTTTTCCGTCTAGCATGAATAGCTCTTTGAAGTGAACAAGATAGTACCTGCCTTGCTTATGTAAGATATGGCAAGACTGATACAATTTTTTATCTTTCTTGGAAGCGATTCCGATGCGCGTTAAAGTCTCTTTCACTTTCAGAAAGTTGTCTTCGTTGGGCAAAGTCACTTCAACCAAATTATCTATAATGCTCATTTGTTTATACCACCCACCTCTTGTTGTTTTTTTATTATTTGTAATTCTTCACTAGACAACAAAGATAGATATTCTTGACCAACTGTGGTATTACAGTTGTAGTAGGAACATACGATATCCAAATCTTCATTTCTAGCATTTTTTATCCACTTTGACCAACGTTTCTTAGGTCTAATGCTATTTAGCAAAAAAAGATACTGAGGTCTATTCTCAAGTTGGTGGTATTGATTCATCATATTCGCATGAAGAATCGTATCTGGATAATAAGACAGCGCGTTGTTTGTCAACCAGGGATTGTATCCCTTCTCAGCAAGGTCATCATTCTCAGTGCCTCGCATAAGATCTTTTTTGGTTTGCGTGATTGCGTTTACATAATCAAAAGGTTTCATTTCATCACCATAATTCGTCGACTATCAACCAATCCTTTAGAAATGGCGTCAAGTCTATCACGTTTAAATGCTTGAGTCGATACAATTAATAACACAACCGCAAGTGGGTCGAAAACACCCACAAGTAGAAGAATAACCATACGAACCGTAGTATCCACATCGTATTTTTCTCCGTAAATAAGTTCTGCTATGTACTTCAGAGGACCAATTTCTGACTCAAGGTCAATTTGTTTTTGTCTTAGAGGCGACGCCTTCGCCTGAAGCTCTTCGATCTCCTGATACGCTTCATCGATTTGTTCATTAAGAGCATCCCTTTCCTGCTTCTGGGAATTCCTAACCGCCAGCGCTCCTTCATTCCCCCGTATTCTGTCAAATTCCATGAGGGTTTCGACCGCACCATCAAGTTGCCCAATAATCCTTTCCGCGTCACGTATAATTTCTCGTTGTCGTTCAATACGATCGTCAATCTGTTCGAGTTGAAGGTCATTATTACCTCTTTCAGTATTTTGCTCAAGATGGGCTTTAGACAAATATCCAAAGATACCCATACTTGTAATCAACATTAGCACGATCACAGCTACAACCAGATACACTCGTATCAGTCGATTTATTTCCTTCCATTCTAGATGTAAGTATGCTGCTGTGACTAACTTTCCTACCTCAAGGGCTGAAGCCATGATGACTACAGACCAAAAAGCGCCTGCGAACAGAGTGCTTAGTCCTGCGATAGAAAAGTAGGCTGCGATCGTAGCGAGCACGATCGATGTTGAAAACGTTATGTATTTCAAAGGTCAAAGCTATCCATAGAGTGGTCGTCTACATACTCGCTACAACTCTCACAGATATATCCGATGTCGTCACCACCCGCGTGAGTGTATTTGACAATTGAACACTTTTCCTCGTCATCTACAAAGCCAAAGCAAATGATACATTGCCGCTTGTTAAGGTTACCTGTGTATAATCGAATAAAAGTATCTTTTATCCATTCCCACATTATTTCCACTCCACTTCTGCCATAAGAGTTGCGAGAGCCGCTACTCTATTTATCTCGCTGTTGGCAACAAACGCTTCTTTGTACTGATACTCAGCTAAAATAATGATAGCATTCGCTACACTTTGAGTAGAACCAAGTTTTGATGGTAGTATATCATACAACTGTCGATACAACACAGCAGAATCAACATCTTGATTTTCAGCTACCCACTTTCGCGTAGAAGTGAAGTCTCGGTTTCGCATAAGCGTCAGTAACTCGTCAATACTCTCTTTTGAGGAGTTTGCTAGAATACCAGCATCAATACGACCAGTAGCAGAGTAGCGCTGTAGCTCGTTAAGCACTCGACGCCAATCAGGGAAGTATACTTTGATAAGTTCAGCAACAGCAGATTTGTCATAGGTAACACCTTCTTTTTCTAGAATGCCGCATACACGTTTGAAGAATTGACCAGCAATCTTAGACTTCTCATCTTTCGATATATTGAATTCGATAACACTACACCGAGAGTGTAGCGGATCAATGATTCGATTCTTGAAGTTACAAGTAAGAATGAACCCACAGTTTTTAGAGAACTCTTCCATGAAGTTACGAAGAGCAGGTTGAGTTGAGTTGGGATTAAGGTAGTCTGCCTCATCTAGAATGACATACTTACGACCGCCTTTGAAAGAAACACTAGATGCAAAGTTGGAAATATCGACTCGGAGAGTATCGATGTTTCCGTTCATAGAACCGTTGATTGTAATATAGTCGCAGTCGAGTTCTTCGAGCATAGCTTTGGCAATAGTAGTTTTACCAACACCAGCACGACCAGTCAAGAGTAGATTGGGAACGTTCTTTTGATCAACGAACTGTTGAAATGTTGTCTTAAGAGACTCTGGTAGAATTGCTTCGCTCACAGTTTTTGGGCGATAGCGCTCTACCCAAATAAAATCGTTCTGCATAATTAATCACCTTCTTTACCATAAAATAGAAAATGGGGCGAATCTCACGCCCCTCCTGTTTTTCCACCTGCGCGGTATCTAGGGAACAGGTAAACCGATATTCGCATTAAGCAGCTTCAGAGGTTTCCTCGGCAGCTTCGCCTTCTTCAGACGCCTTGGCTTGCTCGACAAAAGCGCTGATACGATCGCGTACAGTACCGACCGAGGTCATTTCTTCGCCACGAATTGCGCCACGCTGAACACACACATCAATAATCTGGAGTGCGGCAGCAAGGTCATTATAGGAAAGCTGTACAGGTTCAGCTTGCGGTGTAGTTACTTCTTCAGTCATAGTCTAATCTCCTTTGAGGGTTAGCGTGGTTGATAGATCGCTGGGATCCAGTATTTAATCGTACTTGTAAAATCGTTTGTTGTCAAGTAAGCATCCACATTTGGTGGAGTTGGCACAGGATAGTTTTCATTACCGGCTGCCACTTCTGCTTCATATATAGCAAGTTGAGAAGCATATGCGGCTTGAGCGGCATTAAACGCAAGGGTATTATCTGTAACAAGCTCATATGGATAGTTCGCTTCGAGTTGCGCATAATTACTATCAGAACCAAGAATCATATTATACTCTAGCCCAGACATAATATTTAAATCTTCGTAAGACAAAAAGAAGCTAAAATCATCTATGAAATTCGGAGTTGTTATAGTAGGCAATATCGTCAATAAAGAATCTTGGCGAACTCCATCTCTTAAGATGTAGATTGAGACCGTATTGGGCGCTTGACCATATATTTCAATTTCATATTGACTTTCTATCGTTTCGCCTGGAGTAAGATCTTCCATCTCAGACAGCATTTGTGCATATTCTTGAGAAATTCTCTGTAGAGCATCAAGATCGGCAAGATCTCCTTGACTTATCTCAGGCAAATCTGGAGGAATCGGAGCGCTACTATTAGCCGAGTCAGCTTGTTCTTGATATGCTCCGGACTTGTCGCGTTCGATAGCTTGAAGTAGCTTAGAAATATCCGAAGACTTTAGTGTAAATTCTACGTCGTTATCAGCAACGTCAGCCGGCATAGTCGTCGGAGAGACAATAATACTGGTATCTGTGTAGTTGTAGTAGAGTCGTTTTGGAGTAGATTCGGCGGCAGATTCTTCAAACTTGAAACGATCAGCCTCAAAGGTGATCTCAGCCTCGTCAAAAAGGTAGATTTGATTTAAGAATCCATCAATAGATCCAACACCAGCTGCCGATGTTGTCTCGGGTATAGTCGCACTTGCATATACACGAGAGTCCAATGAGACGGTCTCTAGTGTTTGAGAGTTATTTTTGAATACTATACCAGGATTGAGTTGAGAAAAGCCTTGTAATATGGCAATGGTTTCATTTCTAAGTTTCATGGCAATTTATCAGTGTGCTCCCTAGCTAACATGAGTTGTTCATGTATGTATTTAGCGCACTCTTTTGCGGTCATTGCCTTTTCGTCAGGCGCTGGCAAACGATCGTCTTCGCCTATTTCACGAATGACAGAAGCGGTCAGCATCATTGCACTCGCCATGATCATACACACTTGATGAAGCCCTGAGCCGTCTTCAGCGTCGTCATAATCTTTCCCTCGCTCAAAGTCTTCGACGTGCCTTTTCAGGCTATCGATCATCTGTTGCCAAGGAAGACCCTTCTCCCAATTGCGGTCAGCATACTTCTGTGCCCCATACTCAAAAGAAGCAGCCGCTGCGGCTAGCGCTTCTAGCGGCAAGTGCCGTGTATACGGCACACCAAGCGCCTCTCGCACTGCTCCTGTCGCTGACGATTTCCAGTTGCTACTCATACTCCTCCCATATAAAAAATACTGAACAAATGAATGCTCAGTATATCATAAAGTTAGTTGTTAGACAATAGGACTGTAATACTCTATTTTAGACAGAGGTTCTCCCTCCACAACTACACACTCGTTTTTAGCGATATAATTAATATAACCCTCTGGTTCTCGGGATCGATATTCGTTTCCTTCGTCACCGCCGTAAGGCACAACACATCCAACTAAACCACTATACCATTTGCGCCCGTCGACGCAAGAAACGATCAACAAAGCCCTCATATTATCCTACCAACTCCTCCATTTCAGCTACCTCTGCGGCTGCAATTTGCTTTTGTAACTCGCGTATTCGAGCGGCTACCTTTGCGTTGTCTTCAGGCGATAGCTGACCGCTTACCTCGCAGAGGCAGAACATTTCATTGTAAAGGCTGTCAATAGATTTGCTCATAATTAAGGCTCCTTAAGATTCTAAAACGTAGGGTTTGTCCCACTTGCCAGCATCGATATCTAAATAGTGCGAACAGTGGAAGTAGTCAGTCATCGGGTCTGATTCGTCAAAGAACTGATCACCCTTCATGGCAGCTACCAACTCGCTGTAGAAGTTACCGATCTCAACATCACCAGTCTCTTCAGCCCAGCGATCAGCCCAGAAATGGTTGACTTGAAGGTAACCACCGACTTGATAAGGCTC